TGAGTGTGGGTGATGTTATTGCCATGCGTTCTTGCATGACATCTAAAACAAAAGGTGTGGCCATCTGAGTACAAACTATTTGCATCTGATGAACCACACTGCTGACATGGAATATGTTCTACGAACTCATTCTCTTGCTCATTCATTACTGAAATAGCGATATGTAATTTCCGGGTGTTCTTTTTTGTATTGTTGAATAAACTGTTGGTGATCTAAAGCCCACTCATAGGCTCTCCATTCAAGATCAGCTGCTTCCTGACGGTTTTCCTCATCACTAAATATTTCAAATAAGTCATTACTCCGAGTAGTCCATAACTTATGAAATTCTTCAATTACCTCATACGCTCTGTCAGGGTTCTGTTCTTTCAGAAGGTCGAGATTTGTCATTTTACATGAACCATTCGATTGGTATGTTTGTGAATGATGTCCAAGGTATGCCTAACTTGTCGCAGTATTTGGCATACGTTGTCTTAGACTTCTTAGATATAGTGTTATAAGGTGCTTGGAATATCATCCGCAAATCTAATTCAGGATTTTGTTGCACAATATTTTTGATCTTCCGTCTATCGTCGCTGTCCCAATAGCCCTTGCACTCCAGCAGTATCCCGCTAGGCAGTACAAAATCAGGAGTGTAATTATGCATAATTGTATATGGAATCTTAGTAGATTCATATTCATACTTCACTCCTAATCCAACCATTAGATCAGCAACCTTTTCTTCAAGGCCAGATCTAAAAGCCATCAGTCATCAATTGCTTTTTCAACAATCTCTTCCACGATCTCTGAGACTGCACGACGCATCTCATATTTGAAATCGCTTTTGTCTGCTTTAAATCGGGTTACTTTGATCGTTGGTAGATCTACGGTAAGTGTTGCTTCATACAGTCCTAGGTCTGCATTCTTCTCTACGTTGTAATCAAAAATCATTTGCATCCTCCAGTGAACTTGGTTCAGCAGGCATGACATTTGGTTCTGATGTTTTAAATCCAGCAGTAGATCCAAACAATGCAGCAGCATCTTCAGTAGTCAAGTCACCCATATCAACACCAGCCGATGAAGACAACGTGACAATTTGAATACCTTTAATCTTTAGGCTTGTGCCATACGTGACATCATCACGCAAGATGTAAGGTTTCTGTTGGAATGCAAGCTTTACTGTGCTGCCTGAATATAGAGGTGTATCTTCATTGGTAATTGGTGTACCTTCTGTATCAACAATAGGTGGTTTAGTTTCTTCATTCCAAGAGAACTTGACCTGATACTTACCTTCTGACACCTCTTCCCAAGGTTCAGGCTTAACGACTGAACGCTTTGGATTCTTTAGTCTTGATTGACACCATTTGAGTCCATCAACCCTATCTTCTTCTAGTTTGTCAGCAATGTCTTGTCCGACTATAGCGGTGAGCTTATAGCCAAACTTTCCAGGTTTCAGTACAGCTTGGAATCCATCAAGGACTACAGGCTGTTCGGTTACGAATGTGTTACGGGTCATTAACAAAAAAAGTATTGTGATCTAATTACTGACTCAGGTTCGAGTGTGCCAATAATCGGTGGTTCAGTTTCGGCTCCAATTTGTGAAGCCCAGCTAGTTAAATAATCATGTTCAGCAAACAAATGCATGTATGTCTCTCTGACTAATTCAGAAAGAATGAACATGTCTGTTGCACGACATATCACTGAATCATGTATCAGTGCAATGGGTGCATTAAATCGAAGTGCAGATAAATGCAGAAGACTTGCATCCAGCGAATGAATAAGATTCGGTGCTGTTGCATTCTTGTGGTGAGCTTTATCTACTATGTCACCCTCTCCAGTAGCAACTCTGACCTTACATCTACCTAGTAGTTGCAGCTCAATTGTTTCTACTTGGGGTTTCATTAGCTTTTGTGTGACTACAAAACCTGAAGGTGTTACCCATTGAAGTTCTTGTAGACCACGATCAATAGCATTAGCTACTTCTTTTTCTATCCATTTCATAACCTTCATCGGACCAGGAACAATGACATTCATTGCATCCCGTACAGCTTTTACTGTTGCCGATAGGTCTTCTTTGTCTATTTCTACACCCTTTTCTTTCAATGCATCCCGTATATACCCTCTATTTGAGTACGGTTTTGCGTTATATGGAACAGTCATGACCGTTCGCTTCGTCATTTTTCTATCGCAGAACGGACGTATACCTTCAGGAATGTTAGGTTTTGCCGTATCTGCAATGACTTTATATGCATCTTGTGGCTTATCACTAGGGTAAACGTTGACTAACTTAGCCGTACTTTTATCCCTAGCTAATCCTGCAAGGATCTGAAGACCACTGCAAGTAGCATCAATTGCCACAAAATTCTTGGTGTAGTTTCTCTTGCAAGCAAGACATGTCATGTAGTATTCCTCACAAGCTGCAAGGAATTGCCACGGCTCATCTGCTGCTTCCCAATCAGATAAGTTTCCAATTGGATCAGTTGCTACACGTTTGATTAAGTCGTGGTTATTAAGTGTCCAGTCTTGTCTTTCATCCATAGTGGACTTATCCAGTCCATATGTTGTAGCAACACTGAATCTTAACCAGTACTTTGCATCATGTGTTACAGGTGCTGTCTCATAAAATGTCAACAAACTTTTACCAAAGTCTGTATCTTGTGGTGTCAAGAATGCAGGAATTGGATATGCTCTTCCGCGGTAATCCAGGGACCAAGGACAAAAGAATTTTTCCTTATCTTTGAATACCTTGACAGCATTCATGGTCATTCTTGTACGACATGACCTCTTGAATTGCTGTGCATTGACATTCAATACCTCTGCTGCTCTTCGTCTGTAGTCCTTACGAGAATCGTAGTTCTCAGCAATATCTACAGGCTTAGGTGGTAAAGCTAACTCAACGACAGGGACAAACTTACCAAGCTCAATACCACGTTCTTGTAGTGTCTCAGCGACATCAACAATGAACGGGTTGAGAGTGTACGCAACCTTCTGAATATGGTTCAGAAAAGCAATTGGTGTTTCTCCCTGTATACATGTGGGCTTGCTTCGTCGGACCATGTCATAGCCCTTCATCACCTCATTTAAGAGGTAGCCACCTTGCCTTTCGTTGCTCCAATCATTTGGTTCAACAAGCATTGGCCAAGCAATTGGACTAAACAGCTCAGCCTTTGCCATCACCTCATCCCTGATCTCTAAAAATTCAGGGGTGGGTACGATGAACCGCTCACGTTTGCCGCCAAGTTGAGTCAACTGGCTATCAAACCATTGGCTTGTAACGCATATGCAATCCAACAACCAGCCACCAAGTTTGATCCTGTTAGCTCGCCCCCAAGGCTGCCAATGATTTACGTCATAGCGATTCATCAATGTCCTGATGACAACAACCTTCTGTTCTGTCCCAATAGAACGATGCCAATAGTTCTCCTTCAGGACGTGCAGTAGGCCAGGAACATTGCGTTCGTAGTGACGCATCATGCACTCGTCTTCCACAGCCTTACCGATGGCGTCTGTGACGTTCTGAAGTTGGTTTGCCTTGCGCTTGCTTGAGAACACCTTGTCAAAGGTCACCTTGCATGCAATGGCCGCGGCCACTTCAGGCTCGATGTCAGCTAAGTACTTATGAATGGCAGCTAGGTGCTTGCCTAAGTGCCGCTCATGGATGCGTTTGTTTGTGTCTTTGATCTGCTGAATGACCTTGGGCAACAGCTCATCAATTGAACTGACGCCATACACAGAAGCACTTGCATACTCCTTGTCTTGAAGCTTGATCGTGTTGTCTCTTAAACGCTTAAGTCCTTGTCGTATCTGTTCCCGCTCAAGATCAACCTGAGCAGAGATTTCCGCTGGTGTTGCCAATAAATTTCACAGTAGTGTGTTCATTAGTCTTCCCATCAAGGAAGGGTGTTTTAAATACTTGAGTGTATAACTGGCTTTTTAAGAAAGGCCAGGGATTTTGCCCTGACCTATACCTCAAAGGTAAGTACTTTTTGAGAAGTACCTGAAACTAGCGCGTCTACCAATTCCGCCACATCCGCAGGCGAGATACACTGCAATGACTGGTGTCTTGCAATGAGACAGAAATGAGATGAGTGTGAACTCTTGACCCATTTCTTCTCGAACAGCGTAGCAGAACGGTTAATAGTCTAGTTAGTTAAGAGGTTATGCAGCCGCTGTGAGTCGGCTGTACGCCTCAATGACTTGATCATCATTGATGTGCGTGTAGTACTCCATGGTCGTTTTCATGGAGGCATGGCCCATCATTTTGTGTGCCTTAGCTGGGTGCACATCGAGGTTGGCAAGCCAGGTGTTGAACGTGTGCCGCAGACAATAAGGTGTGAGCTTTTCGTCTAGCTGCAAGTAGTCACGAACATCGTTGAACTTGACACGGTGTGCGTCCTGGGAAGTAAACAAATCACCAAAGATTTGAATTTCAGGATCAGTGCATGATTCCAGATTCCTTGACAAGATTGGCATCAACTTGTTGTATCCATCGCTGCCGCTCGGCAGGTAGATACGACGTTTGCGATGTGTCGTCTTGAGCGTGAATCCTTCTCGTTCACCAACAGCAATGAACGGAACAGGTGCATCCAAGTGAATGTCACTCGGTGTGAGTTGACTGAATTCAGCCCACCCCAACCCTGTCCATGCGCTGAGCATGACGGTATCAGCCAAACTCTCTTGATTGAAGCAATTCTTTGCGGCTGCATAGAACTGGTCAACCTGAGCAGGTGACAACGTGATACGTGGTTGCTTTGTAAGTCTGAGCTTTGTGAACTTAAACTTACCCTCACCTGTGATCCACTTATGCCTATTGTTTTGATAGGCAAGGACACCCATATCAATGCAATGGTTCAGAACTGTTTGTATGTTCTGAATGCAGTGATTGAGGGTTTGATCAGCTAACTCACGGTAAACGCGT